TCAAGCATATTCCCATACAACAACCAGACCTTTGCCACCTGCGTAGCCAGCGCGAGCGGATTGGCTGACAAAGTTAATCCATCCACCGCCACCAGAACCGTTCTCCCCATCGCCACCAGTTCCACCTGCTGAGAATGGCGATGCCGCACCTGTGCCAAAGTTACCGACAGTTCCATTTACTACGGTAGAACCAGCACCCGCCTTTCCTTTTGATGAAATAATGTTACCGCCTGTAGGGGCTGCCGTTTCTGTACTGCCTCCGCGAGAAGTTGGGAACGACACAGCGACACTTCCCGTAGAGCCGCCACCAGTTCCACCTGGGCAAGAGACTAATGACCCAAAGCTTGAGGTGCCTCCCGCGCCACCATCACCGCCGCCTGATGATCCAGCAGCACCACCAGCACCTACAGTAACAGACACGCCAGAAAATCCGGATGTGATATAAGCTTTAGCATAAGCACCTGCACCGCCAGCGCCAGATGCAGCAACGCTACTGGACCCAGTAGCTGGCACACCGCCACTGCCGCCACCGCCGCCCTGAACTTCCACAACAACAAACTTAGTACCTGCTGTTGGCGTATACGTTCCTGATGATGTGAACGTTCTGACATTCAACAAACGTCCTGTAGAAGCAGTAGATATTGCAGACTTCAATTTAAGAACAATGTCAGAAAAATTCCCATTATCCAGGACATCAGTACCGTTGGTATCAGCAATAAACTGAGCGAGTGCGGCCGCGATAAAGCTGGACTGTCGAAATGCCTTGTTAATTTGTGCACTGGATGCCTTGCCAGACTGAAATCCAGCCAAAAGCGCAGGCAGTGCTTCCCAGTCAGTCTGGGACATTACGTTTGCGCCAGAGCCGGTAGCAAACGGTTTAAAATCGTTCTTAGCCATTACAGTAATTTCCCCCATGCGCCATCGTCAAATCCGGCGATGTATTCGTTATCCATATCAAAACCAAAAAATTTCGTGCCCTCGGATGGTGTTTCTACCGATGGCGTTTCAACGTCTCCGGCCCACACCCCAGCAGCTTTAACAGTGAGATAGCCCTGTTTAATAGCGGCGATCAGTTCGAGAGACACATCTGAAATGTCAGTCTCGGGAAAAAGCCAGACCGAGATCGTCATGTCCTGGTTGTCGACGATTTGCATCTTCAGGCCAGAGCCTGCAGTTGCAGCGTCAAGGATGGGAGGCAGCGAATCATTCCGGCCGTCCCAGTTGTTGATAGCGATTTTCGCCTTAAGAACGATGCGATAAGTTTCGTCGCTCAGCGTGGTGTAACCCGAATCGGGGTCATATGGGCCTTGCCATACTCCCTGATCAAACCCAAGCCCGTCAGTGTCCAGACTGAAATAAACGCCACTTATCGGCTGGCTGACTATTCGACTACGGCCAATCCAGAGGCCGAGCGTATCGAGCTGGACGCCGACGGCGGTATCAATATCGAAAGCGCTTAGCAGCCCTCTGGTGGCGGCAGTGATATCAATCAGTGGCCGGGTGCTCAGGTCGACGTGATCAAAAAATTTCGGCTTCGTGGCGTGATAGTTGGTGATTAAGTCCGTGTACTTGCTCATGACGTCACCGTTAGAACAATATTTTCGGGCTTACACGACGCGGATTCGTTATAGGCGATGATGATGTTTGCCGCCGCGACGCTACCAGCTGATTTGCCAATCAACAGCTCCTGTATGTCGTAGTAGCGCGCGTTGCCACCACTCACTACGCCGAGGTTAGCCGGAGAGTAGATCCTGCTCAGCAGCACATCGTCGCCGATCGTCAGCCCGTTGATGTAATCCGCGACGGCCTGCTGAATCTGTACACCAATTTGCGACGTGTAGCCGGTGAATGCTTTCAGGGTGATATGCCCGTAAATCGGGACATCAGTAGACCGCGAAAAACTGATCACGTGTGGGTTACCGTAGGTGTCCGGCACCGTGACAGATGTTGTCCCGTAGGTGGCTGTTCCCTGCCCTTTGTTTCCCCTTATTGTCTGGGCTATCTCGGCAACATCACCTCCATCAACGATGGCGGAAATGGAATGAGGCGGTAGCCCGTTGCTGTCGGTGACACCAGTATCATTCTCGTAGAGCTTGTGACGTGTCACGCCTGCAACGTTGGCGATCGCACCATCGACACCTTCAAACGGTGTGAGGGATGGTAGCGCTACGCTTTGTCCCTGCCTGATGCGCAGCTCTGCGTCGGTTTCAGCCGGTGCGCCTACGGTGGCCGCCGCCGGGTTGGTTACCGATGCCCAGCCACGGGTCGGCGTGTTGATAGTGGTAATCGACCCGGCCAGCGCCGCAACCGAACCGCTATTCGCACATGTGGCCGTCACCAGCACAGTACCATCAACCCCGATTGCTACACTCGCGGGAAAATTCCAGATAATGCCGTTTTTATCCCGTGCGGAGCCATTCGTGATAGTCGTGCCCGCCGTACCGGTTAACAGAAGGTCAGCAGTAGAGTTTGTCGCTACTTTTCGCGTGATCCCGTTAATTTTCACATTGCTGCTAAGCGCTGCGGACTGCGCTGTCGTCGGTGAAAACGAGTTGTAGATCTCGATAGCGGTATTGTTAGCATCATGCACAGCCAGAGCCACCAGCGCGACCATTTGCCCATCTTTGCTGTCTGGTTCTAGGTAGGCATCACTACCGTAAATCTGCCTGAAATAGCTGGTCAGTGTATCGAGGATTGTCTGGTAATCAGGCGCACTAATCCCCTGGGCGGTTACCGTTGCCGATAGCCCCAGCGTGTCGAGGTTCAAAGCCATTTATGCCTCGCTTGTTACAGTCGTCTGGCCGTAGATTGTGTCAATGGAGGAAGTGAAAGTGACGCGGCGGCTGGTGCCGTCATAATTGGTATCGAAGGAAAGAATCGACAGAACGCCCGGCGTGTCCTGTATGCGTTCGCGTATAGCCAGGATGTAGACGTCTGATCGCTGTTTCCCAAGCACTGACTGAACATACGGCGTGCCTTCCGTCAGATCGAGAAACCACTGACCGCGCCAGAGCTCGAAACGGGTTTTTACGGCCTGGGCGACACATTCCGGACTGTCGATAAGGAAGGTGTCGTCACCTTGCCCGAAAGTGTAATCGCCGTCAGCATCTTCTCGTCGGTATCGCATTATTGCGGCCCTCCAGTAGTTCCCCCGCCTGTCTGAACTCCGCCATGTTTATGCGTGGCGACACTTATACCTGAAGCTGTCACATCATTCGTTACCGTAACCGGCCCAAGCATCGTCGCAGTACCACCACTTTCTCCCATTCCCTGAGACAGATTGCCATTAATCGTTACGTTGCCGTTCAGCGTGATAGTCGGGGATGTGATTGTCGTTCCACCTTCAGCCGTAGCCGTGAGCTGGCCCGGTGTTTGAACGGTGATGTTATGTCCTGCGGAAACCTCTACGAACGCCGCACCATCATCGGTTCGCAGCTGCGCGGCGCTGGTACTGATACCGCTGATTTTTTGCGCTTGCGACTGCGGGCCAACGATGGCGAACGCATCAGATAAGTCATGCTGGCGCGGGTCGACGGTCTCCTGAACGCCGCCGCTCTGCCACCAGAAATCGATGCAACGGTCGGCAAAGATCAGCAGGCACTCATCTCCTTCTTTTACCGGAAAGGTCAGCGTGCAACCGCCTCCGCGCGGGAAGATGGCAGGCACATCCACCAGCGGTTTTAATTCGGTGGAGTCGTCGCCAACAATACCGCGAAGCGCCACCTCTACTGTGCAGGTTACAGCGTCAGGATCGAACGACTGAATGATGCCAGGCATCGCTACGCGCATCTGAGTAGACACCGAATCGGCAATGGCCTGCGCGGTCTGCTGCTCGCCGCCGATCTGTGATTGAGTAGGAATTGGCATAAAAACCCCATAAAAAAACCAGCCGAAGCTGGTTTGGTATCAATTATCTCTTAGTAACTAAGCTACATCAGTGTGAAGTAAGGCTTTTCCGCTGCAATGGCACATATTCACAAGGTGTATTAGGATATATTTGCAACAAGTAAGCATTAAAAATCAATTTCAGCCATGAAGCCGCCATAGAGTGGACCTGCACCATCGCATTCTTGACTACAGGAGTAACAAATGGGCTTTAGATTTCGCAAAAGAATCCGGATTGCGCCCGGACTCGCGATCAACATTAGCAAAAGCGGAGTAAGCACTTCAATTGGTGGTAAAGGTTCCACCATTAACATCGGGAAAAAAGGCGTAAAGATGACAAATGGCCTTCCCGGCACGGGGCTGTCGCATACCACTAACCTTTACTCTCCCGGGAAATCGACAGAAAAAAAACAACTTACTCATAAGCAAAAAATAATTAGAAACATCCTGTTCGTAATTATTGTGTTTATTATAATTAAAGCTCAATATTTTTGACGCATGCCCGCCTATCTGGCGGGCTATTTTACTTTTCGGCAGTCGTATGTTGCATACTGACGCGGCGCATTCATGCTGGCTTGCAGCCACTGGGCATTGAGAATTATCTTGCCGTTTCGATTGATGTACTCAAGACCAACCCATCTTCCAGGCTGATCGGTAGCCATACGCCAATCCATCTTGATATTGTTATAATCGCCTTTGTTTTTCAGGAAGGTGATTTTTTGCATTTCTGGCTTTGCGCCATTGATTCTGGCTAAGCCATCATCTGCCCAATGGATTTTAAAATCACCACATTGCTGATCCGCAAAAGCTGGTGCTGATATAAGCACCGCGAACACGGTAACAGTGCAAAGTAAATGTCTCACGGCCCCACCTCACTAATTCGTCGTCCCTTGCATTGCTTTCGGGCTATAAAGATCACGAGCCCCACGCGCAAAACACATCAAATCCATGTACCACGCCTGACCTCTGGTGTCACCAGTATAGTCGATAGCTTTGACGATATAAACGCCATCTGTCGCAATGCTGGCAGCCTGTTGTTTGCTGGGTAACGTGTCACTTTCGATGTTCCCATTATATACAGACGTCCCGATCCGCCCAAGCGACTGCGCAATATCGGAGTTGCCAACTGTCGCGCGGTACACCGAAGCCTGATCGAGCTGGATAAGACCATTAATGCGGATGTTCGGGTTTATCAGACACCGCACGTTTACGCCGCCGCCCATCGTTTGTTGCGGCATACCGATCAGGCCAGTATCGGCATTCAACACAATGGCTTCGTGAATATATTTATCCTCCGGCACCATCTGGACCTGACCATCCACCAGTTGCCATGTCGCTTTGCACTGCGCAGCAATATTATCCATCACGTTGCGGCTGGATGAGTAAATCGCGCGGCCACGAGGAAACACGGTATCAGGAAAATCGCCGGTAATGCCCTGTGTCACGCCGAACGCGTTGAAATCCTGCATCGTCGCCCGGTGCAGGTCCGCAACGGTATAGCCAGCGGCAAGCGTGGTGATGGTGGTCGCATAGAGGAACGCTTCGTGATCACCAATGGCCTGAATCAACACCCAGGAATCCGTAATGTTGTCCTTCCCGGTGACGGTGAAGCGAATATCACCGTCAAAAATCAGGCCGTAGTTCTGACCGTTCACCTGCCCTATCTGGTCTGGTGAAATCTCCCGGGACACACCAACCTGGCTCGCATCAACATCCGGCGCTATACCGTCATACCCGGCAATGATGCGAATTTTGGCAAACTCCTGCCCAAGGATCTTATTAGTGGTGGTGGTAGAAAGGTTATAGACCTTTACGTTAGCCACGCGCGGCCAGCGTGTGTCTGCCCACTCGATCTGGAATGTGACCTTAAAGTCAGACAGGGAAACGCCCTGCCCGTTCTGGTCCAACAGCTGCAACTCAAAATGGCGCATCCAGTTAAGAGACATTTCTACTCCTGTACGAAAATGAGGTGGCTGTATGTGCCGAGGTTGGTTTTGGTGGGCTCGTCCGGTGCGCCTACATCGCAGCCAACGAGCAGCGCCCCGTTAATACCTAGTTGAGGATATTGCTCAAGAAGATTTACACCGGTTACCAGCGGCACACCAGAAAGAAGCGGTGCGCCACTGCTATCTTGTACATCCAGAATCCAGCCAGCAGAATCACGCCAAATGACTCTCAGCGTGTATGTTGTCTCTGCTAACTGAATGCGAAATAGCTGGTTATCCGGCGATAAAGGGATTTCAGTTACATTCATTGGATACCTATAGAGTTACCAAGACTGGTTCCTTTTAGTCCATCAAACCACCCTGTTGACTTAATTACCGATTCATTTACCGGGGTGGTGGATTTAGTCCCGGAATTCTGCACCGCAGATGTACTAACCCCGTCCTGCATATCGGATTTATCAGCAACGGTGACATTTTTTGTCTGCGTTATGATGACTTCACGCAGGGTAAGCGTGCAGTTCAGCACGTTTTCGCTGGTTTTATCGGTCGTCACCTCAATGGCTCGCACCAGCATATTGCTGTACACCCTCTTCCCGGTAACCACATCGAACGGTACGCGCTCAAGCTGCATATCCAGCAGCTTTTGGTATGTCTCCTTTGGGCTAAGCCCAGCGCTAAGACCGATTGAAGATGTATCAATGAAGTCCAGCAACGAACCGCCACCAGCGAAGCCGCATTCCATTGTGACTTCGCTGGGACGCTTATACGCATGATCGGCGATGAAACCCGACGCGCTATTCGTTGTTGGCTTCTCCACCGGATGCTCAGTAATTTCGAGCGCATCAGAATGCTTTTCGGAGACGACCACGCTGGGGATCAGCAGGCCAATTCGCCGGGATTGCTGGCGAAAAATCGCTGATAAAATATCCATTATCTCGGTCCTGCGGGGAGTTGCTGGGTTAACTGTGAATTCACGCCCTTTTGACGGTCAACAGTCAAACGGGCAGCTTCACGCGGATCGGAAACACCGTGGATGTTAATATTCGTTTCCTGCTGAATCACCGGGGCGCTGGTGGGCATATTGCTCATTACTTTCGGAATGTAGTTGCGCGTTTCCTGCGGCATTAGCCCCATTCCATAACGCTTAACATTCCCGATCCCCCAGTTATATGATGCCAGTGCTTTGCTAAGGTCTCCGCCGTTCTGCCGCAACAGCTGGCTGAGGTACTTAGCGGCTGCCTGAGCTGACTTTTCCGGGTCGAATACATCATTGCCACGCAGGCCCATGTCGCGCGCCGTGCCATCCATAAACTGAAACAGACCTTTCGCGCCAGCGCCTGAAACGGCGAACTGATTACCGCCCGATTCCGTTATGGCCACGCTGCGCAATAACCCCTCCGGAAGCCGGTAGAGCTGTTCCAGGTTGGTAAACATCGGCTGCATCCATCCCAGCAGTTCAGAGCCTGCTTTGGTTGGCTGTGGCCGCTTAACTGACTGGCCGAGCTGTTCAGGCTCATCATCACCGAACCAGCCGCGCACCGTTCGGCCCACGCTGCGAGGATCGAATCCCCAGTGCTCTTTAATCCAGTCGGCGGTACCGTTGGCGCTGTCTGTTACCATCGGCATCGCTGACGGATTTTCGCTGCCCTGATTTAGCAGCTGTTTGCCTATACTAGCGGCCTGCGCCCAGTTGCCATCTTTTATGGCATTCAGCAAATCAGCGATCATGTTCAGCATCTTGCCGAACTCACCCATTTGCGAAATGAAGTTGCTAAAATCCCACTTTAGGGACCATGACTTGGGGTCGATACCGAGCAACTTAGCCAGCGCTTTTGTCAGATCCGTAACAGTCTTTTTCAGGTCGCCAATCATTTTGACGGCCTGATCAATTTCAGTTTTCCATTTCCCCCAGTCAATCAGGCTTTTGCCGCCTTCTTTCCACGTCTGGTAATCATCCCAGAGCAGACCAAGCGCAATAATAAGCGTGGTTATCATGCCCAAGGGTGATGACATGAAAGCGGTATTTAGCAGCCGCCATGCAACCAACAGCCCACTGAACAATGCGATAAGCTGCTGCGTGGCTGGGTTCAGCTTTTTGAACCAGGCGATCACACCCTCAACAGCTTGCCCAGTTCGCCATAACACGCGGGTAATCGCGTCACCTGCCCAGAGAATTCCTTTGATGATCTTCGTGATGACTGCTTCAATCTTCGGCCAGTTGTCGAGTATCTGCCTGCGGAAGTTATCAATACTGCCAGCAAGTCCACCAGCCAAGTTAGAGCCAATCTTGTCTTTCGCCTGTCCAAGCGTCATCGTCAGATTACGCATGGAGGTCATGAAAATATTGGACTGTTTAGCCGCTGACTCAGCATTAAAACCAATACGCTTTGCCGTCAACGCGTACTCAGAACTGAGCTGCCCCATCCCTCTGCGCATCGCCATCAGCGTGTTTTCATCGATGCCGAGCATCTGCGCGTATTGCTTCGCGCGGTAATACGGCATGTTGTTGAGCTTTTGCCCAACACCAGTAAAGATGGCCGCAGTATCACGCATCTTTCCGCTGGCATCGCGGGTCTGTACGCCCAGACGGTTCAGGAACCCTTCCGCCCCCGGATTGCTACGCATGAAACCAGCCAACCCTTCAAGAGAGGACATGGCCGACTCGGCGCTGGCACCGGTTTGCGATGCGGCATAGCCCAGCGCTTTGATGCCCTGGACGCTGGCCCCCGTCCGCTGGGATGCCCAGTAAATTTTATCCAGACCATTCGCGATCTGGGTGGTAAATCCGACAATGCTAAGCGCTGAGCCTTTCACCACAGCGCCGACCTTCAGAACGTTCGCGGTAACGCCTTTCAGCACGGCTTCAAACTTATTAGCGCCAGCCTGATCGATATCGAATCCCAGCGAAACAAGGAAATCTTTAATCGTATCTGCGTTACCGCTCATTGGCCGCTCTCCATTTATCTACCCGGGCGTCGTTATCCTCGCGCATGTCGAGGTAGTCATTGAGAAGCGCGATGCGGCAGAGGTCTACCGCACCGCTGTTAAGGTCTTTCTGGTCAATCTGGAAGGCAAGCGCCGGACGAAGAATAAAATCTTCACCGCCCGGCAGGCTGTTGAAGGTTATTCCGCTGGCGGGGTGGGCGTCTCGCTGGTAGGGAGTCCTTGCAAAAAATTTCCCAGCGAGTCGGCGACCACCCGCGCCACCAGTTGCAGCATGGTCAACAGGTCGATATCGTCAAACGCCATTTCGCCATGCTGGCAGACCGGCACCCAGCCTTTCATGTGCTCGCGTGAAACAACGGAAAGGCAGGGGAACAGGATAGCGTCCACGTCGCCATCGCTCAGATCGGACACAGCATTGGCAATCTTTGGCAGGATGGTAGCCATCGCACCTTCGGTGTCTTTGCTGCTGATCTTCTCCTGAACGCTCCGAAAGTCAGAAACCATCCCGGCCAGCACCGGCAACAGCTTGCGGGACACCTTCAGCTGTTCGAAAACGCTGAGCTTTGCGGTGCGATATTTCACGCCTTTAATTTCGAATTCCATGCGTTAAAACTCCCCGAGCAGCTGGTCAATCTTGCCGCAGTCGAACACCCAGGAAACAGTCCCGCCCTCTTTGGCGTTATTGAAATCAGGCTGTTTCTGGAATGCGCACGAACGCGCAGTAGAAATATCACCCGATGCCGTGTTGCGAATGACGATCACGTTATTGCCCCAGGTGGCAGAGGACTGGCTTTGCGCGTTATACGCCAGAGACAGCTTCTTGTTCACCGGGGAGGTTTTCAGCAGCGTCACCGTAATGGTGCCTGACTTATCGGCGTGCAGGCTGTGCATCACTTCGCCATCGGCACCGATGGTCATAGTGTTCTTGTTGCCGCCCATGGTCTGGGTGATACCTTCCTCAGAGTTGGCAGAACCCTGACCAAGATCGATAACGCCGGTCGGCCCGGTGAGCGACGCGGTTACATCGAGAAAAGAATAAGTTGCCATTTATCGCTCCTTAGCGAACTACGTTGATCTGCACATCGGCATAATGAACTGCGCCAGCCAGCTTACAGGCCACCTGAATTAACGGTGCTTTGCGAGCTTCTCGGTCGGCCTGCGCCTGTTCTGAAAGAGGTTGCGCATACACGTAATAACCTTTGGTCAGCGTATCGCCGGAATTCAGCTGTCCGATAGGTCCACCATTCCACACGCCAGCCGCTACCAGACCGTTCGTGACGGACTGATCCATGGACTGTTCAACGTTGGAAAGCAGACGGGTCACACCGGCATCAGTCTGCGGAATTTTGGTGGTGCTGGTGTAAAGCAGGTTATAGAGGTTGGTCTGAACGTAGTTCTGCAACCAGTCGAGCCCGTGGCGCTCGTCGAAGAAGTCACCGTTCGCCATGACGCCCTGTTGCAGGATCGCCGTGTCGTTGGCGTAGTACACGAACACGTTCGCATTCTTCGCATCCACAGCCGCCGCCTGTCCTACCGTCAGCGTTTCGTAGGTTACGCTCGGTTCCTGTTTGAATTTCAGGGTAATGGTGGTATTGCTGCCGTTGAAATTGACAGTAAACGCGCGACCGAAAGCTGAAACAGCCGCATAAGGGCTGCTGGTGGAATACTGAACAAAGGTACGGGAATACTTGCCAGCCTTTAATTTCGACGCAACATCGGTCGTCGAAGTCGTGCTGATAATCTCGGCGTCGGCAGAGGTCACACCAAAGATACGGCTAAGGCTGGACGCTTCAATAAGTTTGGCGACCTCAATCACGTCATCAGCATCAAGCACATCGCCACCAGCGACAACATCATCAGCGACAACCAGCCCATACCAGTTGGTATATTGCAGGCAGGCATTAACGGCTTGCACGATAGTTTCAGTATCTCCACTCTCGGAAGAACTCAGCGTCTTCGCCCAGCGACCAACATAAACCTGTGTCGGCTTCGGTGACTGGCTGAAGAAAACCTGCGCCGCTTCATATTCCGGGCTGTCGACTCCGAAGTCCTCGCCAATGTCCTCAACGGACGCATAAAGGCGAATGCGTTCCTGCACCGGAATGACAGTGGAAGAGCCGAGGATCAGCAGCGCGCCGAAGTTACGACCAGTAGCCGCTTTCGGCGAGATGATCACATCAACGTTTACAACGTTGGATACAGGTAAGCCCTGTGCCATAGGTTAATCTCCAAAAAATGATACTGGTGCATCCACCAGCGATTTGATGCCATACTCGCGGACAACCTTCCGGCGCAGTCGCACCGTCATGTCGTAACGGCGAACCCATTGCTGGTTGATAAGTTCGGGGAAAGGGGTCAGAGCGGTATAGTCGCCAAGGGATAAACCAAGCGCGTTCAGCTCAGCATTGTTTTGCGGGACAGATATACCATCGCGAAAACGGGACGCATAAGACATACCAGCCGGACCATAGAACGACGCCATGCACTCGAACGTTTCATGCCTCCAGAGCTGAGCGCCCTCTTCAGTCTGCCCGGTGAATGCAGGGTTGTTATCAATGAGCAACCCGGTAACGCCAAACGCGCACCAGTTCGTTTCAACGGGTGGCAGTGGCGGCTGATTTTTCTGCCAGCGCGGACGAACCATCCCGGCAGACAGACCGGAAACGTTACGCATCCACTGGCTTAACAGCCTGTCGAGCGCTTCGTCATAAGCCGGATCGCCGCTGGTGGGTGTCAGCCAGCCGCGCTCTGTGCTGGTGTTATTACTCAACGGGAGTACCCCCATCAAACGGCAACAGTTCGCAATGCGCCTGGACGAAGCCAGCACCGTAAGCGGTATACGGGTCGACGAATGTCACACGATAATCACGGCCCTGATACGTCACGATATCGGCATCACGGCCAGTCTGCCCCTGTGTCAGCCGCTCAGTTGTCACGATAAGAATCGCGCCACTGATAACTTGCCCGGACTGCATACGGCGGTTCTCCAGGGAGCGGTCAACGGTAACAACTCCGGCAAACTGCGTTTTAACTTCGCTGTCACTGCCGATCCCGTCCTCGTCCACCGTTTGCACGCGACGCGTTACCCACAGGTTGAAGTCGCAAAAATCGGGGTCGAAAAGCACGTCTGTTACATCAAGAGTCGGCATCTTTATCCCTCACAACATGGGTAATGGCTCTGCGGTACTGTCCGGTATCAATCAACGGCCTTACATTCTCATTGCTTATCAATTGACCAGAATCTGGGTTGATAGCATTAAGCTTTCCGTCTGCCGATCTGCGTGCTAACTCAGCTTTCGCCCCTTTGCGCCCTCGACGTGCGCGGGCTTCAACGGTGCTATCAGCAAGCGGTGTAAAGCCGGTAATAGTCATGTAACGCCTGACGCCATTAGCGGCCAGCGTTCCGGCACGGTTGAGTGCGCGTTCTGCTCCCGCCGCATTACCATCAAGCGCAGCCTGCGCCGCTGCTTTGAGCTGCGGCACTGTCTGTTCTTCTACCGATTTAACGCCTGGGATCAGGTGCGGGCGTGGGGGGATGTTTTGCGCTGGTGAGCCGTATTCGTTGACATAGCCGATCCCGGCATTACCAAACGGAACATCTTCACGCTCGCTGTCTTCCGAAGGGATGCCGACCAGCACATCCTTTTTGGTTAGCGACCTGAGCGCATCCAGAATGGCCTGAGCGTTATCCACCCTCGTTGTTACACCGCTTTTGAAACTCATAGCTGGCGACCGCCCGCACCGAACATCGTGATCAGCTGATAAAATTCAGCGCCATATCGGGTGTTATTCCAGAAGCCTGCGTCAGGGTTTAGCGTCGCGCTGGTGTCATAGCTGACGCTTACCTTGTCAACGGACTTGGAGGATTGAACACCATTGGTTGAACCGCCCGGGCCGCCAACCAGCATTGCCCGACTATCTGCCGCCCATAGCGTCATGTAGTGAGCCACGAACAACCCGGCAAAGTACGGAAACAAATCTTTGCCGGTGACGTTTTCGCTCAGCAGTTCATCGGCCAGATTCAGACGAAACTGGATTTGCGCTTCGGGATATTTGGCAGGGTCAGCAAACTGCGGGAAGTCGCGGCGAAAATCACTTACCGCTGGCAGACTTTGATTCTTTGGCATTTTTTACCTCGTTACGCGCGTCTGTGGCTTTGCCAACGGATACTTCCGCGTGCGCACGAGTGAACCAGTGCGTGGCAACGTCTTCCTCCACTGCATGACGGCCTTTAACAAACTCGCGCCGCGAACCGTCGGGAAGCGTGAGCACAAACGGGGTATGTACGTGTATTACTGCATTATTTTTTGCCATCGGGTCATCCTTAATGGCCCCGCCAGGGGGCCATGTGGCTGTTAAATGCCATCAACGTACGAAATGGTTTCTTTGTACACTGGCTCAACCGCACCCAGCTTGCCGTAGTAGGTCGCAATCTGATACAGACCGCGATACTGGATAGGAACGCTCTGCAACGGCACCAGCGGATAGCGGACGTATTTTTTATCGTTGGTGTACGCAACCATGCGATCCTTATTCCCCACACCACGGCCTTTCAGCCATTTAACCGCGCGGATATTCAGCGGAACACCGTTCTGGTGATAGCTGATGGTGTTGGTCTGAAGGTACGTCAACAGGGACTGGTTACCCGCAGATGAAACGATGATGCTGGACAACAGAGCAAACTGCTCTGGCGGGATCAGCAAATCACGCGGAACCACAGAGTAACCAGAAGCGGCCCACGCATCAGACAGCACCTGGTTAATGCTTGCGCGGATTTCGTCCGGTGTTGAGGTTGCCCACGTTTTGGCAGCGTTGTTGACAGGAACACCGTTCAGGGTAACAAGGCCTTTCAGGTTTAATGCGGAATCGCCAACATACACCTGCTCGTCGTTGTCCATCTGCCATTTGAGCTGCATCCCGTCGTACTTCTGGGTGTCAATCGGGCGACCTACCTGCTGAGCTGCTGCCAGCTCTACAACGGTCCAGCCAAGTTCCATCCCCCACAGGTTCAGCGGGTTACCGGATTTGCCGATATCCACGTTCACGCCAGCAATAGCGGTTGAGTCTTTGCCTACCCAGTTTTTACCGTTCGGATTTGCGCCAGTACCCGCAGCGCCAAAGCTGGTGTTAGTCCAGCTGGAAATGTCATCTGCGATAGAAACGTCTTCACGCAGCTGAATATCGCGGGTCCAGGTGTAACCCACCAGCGGCAGGTTCAGCGTCTGGTCGAGTCGCTCCAGCTCCCCGATGAGAAAGGCACCAGAGCTATCAACGGTTGCCTGATCAAAAGTAATCATTCGTCTGTTCCTTAAATCTTCCAGGAGATTTCTGCATTGCCGTTAGCGTCACCGGCCCCTGTGAATTCGGCGTTGGTCAGCGCCACGTTTTTGCCACTGACGGACGTGGACATGAAGCCGCCCAGCGGCACGTCAATGGTTGAATCGAGCGAAACGACCACGTAGACAGGATCACCTTTTTTGATGGTGCTGGCATCGAAGCCAGATCCAAGGTTAACGGTCATGTAGCCACGTTTCATGGCGTCGCCCGGGAAATTCTTATCCGTCCCCACCTGGCGAACCATGTCTGGCTGCGATGTGGTCGGATACGGACGAACGTAGATCCCCTTCACCTTGTCGGCGGTGTCACCGTCCTCCAGCGGCACGAAAAAACCGTCATCATCGTATTTACCAGCCAGCCCGTAGGCAGCAAAGGCGTTATCGGATTTAAGGACCACCGGTTCGACGGTTAAGTCCTGCGGGCGAGAGATAGCCCCGGCAATGCCAACAGGCATCCGGTACAGATATGCAGTCATTGGATTATCCTTTGCGGTTAGACCAGAAGTCGGCGTTTTGTTTGTTCAGGGAAGCGATGCTGGTCATGCCCATATTTGGACGTTGTGCATCGCCCGTGGTGCTGCGGGTGTTTCGCCCTTTGGCAATCTCTGACACGGCATTAAACGCCATGTTGACCGATTGTTTCGGCAATTTGCGGATATCCGCATCGCCGACTATCTGGCGAACCAGCGTTTTGTCAGCGGAAGCCAGAACCTCGCGTTTGAACGCGGTCGGTTTCATCTTACGGCTCAGATCGATACCCGGAACGATAACTTCGGCACGCCAGGCTGAGTCACCAGTAATCGTGGTTTCCTCTTCATCGTCCTCGCCGTCACCGGTCGGATTATCGTCAGGCTTATTGTCGTTATCGCCCGTCGCATTTCCTTCCAGCTTAGCCAGCAGGGCTTTAAGCAAGGTTTTGATATCGTCCTCGCCGTCGCCGGTTGGCTCTCCGCCCATTTCCGGCTTTTTGTCCGGCAATGGTTGCTGCGGTGAAAGGTTAATGTTGAGGTTAACGCCGCTGGGCAGATCCCCTTCATCACCCGTTACCGCCGCTGGCGCAGAGTCCAGCAGTTCGTTCATGGTGTCAGCGTCACCCGTTTTGATGGCCGTGCGCATGCGGGTCCACCAGCTTTTCTTTTGATTTGCCATTGTGTCTCTGTCTCCAATTGCACAACGATTTCCGGCTCTGCCTTTAGGGACAAGAGCCACATGGTTTCCGGTAATATCGACCTGCTCGGCTTTACCTGGCTCGGTCTGCTCGTACTCCGCGTCATAGCCACACGACACTTCGCGCAGGCCATCTTCGATAAGCTGAATGGCGCTTTCGTCTTTGACGATAAGGTCAGCCAGCATCAAATCAGACTGCACACCCGTCCCGCGCCGGACATTCTGAAGATGCCCGACAGCAAGCTCTTTCCAGTTCTCTGGATTCACCAGCCGCACATCCCCGTTTTCATCCTCGGGATGCAACACCGTGATACTCATTCCTTCGAATGAGGCAAGCGTGGCGGGATGGAATACCTGCTCAGGAGAACGCGTGACGACTATCTCACCGAGCTTGTCGGGTTTGAGGTTTGGCAGGTCATCAGCACCATAGAGCTGCTTACCTGTTCGTCCTATCGGCACGTCTTTGCACAGCAGCGAGCCGTCAGCCAGCTGATAGCGGGTTTCCCCCAGCCGGGTATTGAAAAAATACCTGATGCCTTTTGTATACGCCGCGTCGCGGGTTCCTTTTGCGGTACTCAACATTTGTTCCTGTTGAGAATGTATGACTGACGAAAAGAAAGTAACGCCTTTGTCTGTCGGGATGTGATCAAACAGTCCGCCACCGGAAACAGGGGTCAGTAATCCGGCGTTTGTTAATTGTTCCACTTCATTAGCGGTGAATAAGCCTCTTAAGTAATTTCGTCCACCGATGTCATAAAGCCGTTCCTTGGTGGACAGCAGTTCGTTAAGGCCAATACCATTGCCTGCGGCAAATGAATGACCAATTCGGTTTGTTGCTATTCTGGCGACATTATCAGGTAAAGGATGAAATCCATTGGCAGTAAGTGTTTCATTCGCACGTTTCAGTGAAGTATTTTTCGTTTTCACCGGATTTCCGCGCTTCCACAATAAAGCCCAGGATTTCATAGCGTTACTGTCAAGTTTTCCGGGCTCAGGCTGCGTGGAGCGCTGGTGTGCTTCCGGCGGATTCTGTACTTCTTTTCCACGCTGCCCTTCGATGGCTTTTTTTAGTGCGGTGCGAAGCCTTTTTTCCGCTGCTGCACGTTCCTCGTCACCTTTTCGCCTTTCAGCAACAGCAGGATCCTGCCTCACCGTTTTTTCTTTCAGTCGTTCCTGAATTACCTGCTGTGGTGGACTTTGTGGGCCGGAAAAATCCTTCCCGATCTCCCCAATCTTCTTACCGTTGAACTTCCCCCCCATGCCAGCCCTGATTTCTCCATTCTCATCAATTTTTACCGGGCGTCCCTCATGGTATGGCCCGTTTGGCCTGACGGTGATCCAGCGGTCTGAGTCAGCGTTAAAAACCCTGATGCGAATCATTTGAATACACCTTCATTAAAAACGATTTCTTTGTAACAGCGGCAGTTCGGGAGCTCGCCAGCGTGACCGGTCATGCCATCAAGCGTTGGAGGTTTGCCCCATTCGACAAACTTACCTTCCATCTCCCGATGAGAATGCCGGACGTCGCCATCTTCGGCTGTACGCCAGATATAACCATTCGAGCCGATTGACAGCGCACGCGCCTGATCGAGCGCGCCGGTTGCGCGTCCAAGCTCGGTACGGGCGATAAGGTTCGCTCGTGAGCGTGACACGTCACCGGACGCAGCTATCTCTTTCGCGAATGGCTCAGCGCGGCCACCAGACACAACGGCCTCGATGGCCTTGTTCTGAATGTCATACACCCGATCGGCGGCCTCAAGAGGCAGTGACTTGATGTACTTAATTTGCTCGGCGACGATGGATTTCATCACCTGGCCTACCGGGGCGCGGTCGACCATGTTGCGCAGCTCTGCGCTGATGTTCCTGCTGTGCTGACGCCACTGCTTTTCATTCTGGCGCGCAATGTCGGCGGTAAAGTTCTCAGCAACCTTCGTCGCCCAGGGGGTGATGATTTCGCTGTAGCGCTCCAGCGCATCCATTATTTCGGTGACACTGTCATTTGAACCATCGTAGCGACCATTTACGATATCCCCGACCGCCCGCGCTATCTGCCGTAGGCTCGTTCGATATCGGATCTCCGCCTGGCGACTCTGGCGGTTTGTCGCCAAGTTCGCCGATGCCTGGCGGCGCTTCGTCTTCGGCATTCTCTATGTCCTCGTCGGTAATGGACGCCCCGATGCCGGTTACGTCAGAATTTTCGCGCAAATCGGTCATAGCGGCTTTCAGTGTCATCAGACCATCACCCAGCGCCGTACTGATTGCGTTGGTAGTGTTTAACGCCACCGTTGAGCGATCGACATCAGACATTTGCCAGAGCGGGTTAAACTCAAACGTGAAATCGTCCGGCAGCGGCTTACCGAGTTCCGAGCGGTGCATAATGTCCAGTATCCGGCGCATCGGCATCCGTAAGCGGCGTTCCTGCAATGAGCTCACCCGGTCGTAATAGTTGGCGAGGTCTGCGTCACCAGTAGAGAAGCCTTTCGGGGATTGACCGAACAGTCGCACCAGCGGGATACCAACGGCACCGCTGATCTGCTCAGCGAACTGCGAAAGAATGTCATCCAGACCGCTGAAGCTGTACTGGTGGGTTTCGAACTTATCCCGCGAGTCCATGAGCGTCATGCCTTCATTGCTCTGGAACTGGCGGATCAGGTCGATGTTCTTCAGCAGCGCTTCATACGCAGGACCACCAAGTGCGATAAGCTCGCGTAGCTTCTCCACGCTGTAGGTACGCAAATGCGCTTTGTAGACCAGCTGCGCCGCGCCGACAGTGGCGCTGTCGAACGCAGTAAGCCGATCCCAGATTCGCTCTACAACCGACATTCCCCATTCGTTTTCGGTCATCTTCTGCTGGAATGGCAGCGTCACCCCGTCGAAGCGGATCAGGCGGCTGTGATGGATGCGCCAGGCCGGAATGCCCGTTGCGGTGGTCACCACGTCGTAAAACTCAGGCTTGCCGAGGTCCGGCCCCATCTCTTTAATGCGGCGTGTCAGCACCGGGTTAATCATCCAGCGGTCGAGCGGGAGAATGCCCTTAAACTTGCCTTCTCCAATGGTTTCGAGCCGCAGCGGGGTCATTGGTGCCTGCCCCTCGATCATGATGAAGCCGACCGCGCCGCCGTAGAGGCGAGACCATTTCAGCACGTCGTTCAGCGCATCCCAGATCTGCAACTCATCAAGTTGTGATTCGAGAATGCCGCGATCTTTTGCATCAATTTCCGAAGTAATGCGAATGCCTTTGCGGGTCATATCATCCGGGATAGCGTCGACCGCTTCGCCGATGATCCAGGACGAACGATAGGACCATTCCACCAGCATGCGGTTGCGGCTGGTGAAGTTCGCCCGGTAGGTCGATGCTGAATGCTGGTTAGGCGTCTGCATCCCCACGCGGGCGACAAAGTTCTCGTAGCCATCAGCGGTGGCCTGCGCCGTTCGCTGAGAGGCTTGCTTGTTTCGTGCCATCAGGCCTGTCTCCCTAGCAGCTCCCAGATGTTCAGGGCTGAATTCATTGGCGCGTAGCTGATCATCACCGAGTCGGCGAGGTTCGGCGACTTGGTGCCGTCAGGCTGTTTATCAATAACGATTTTTCCCACACCATTAATGGAATAGGTCGGCTGCGAAAGCTCGATGATGAGTTTATCTTTGAGTGCCATGCCACTGCTGATTGAGATGATTTCGTCCGGGTTGTAAGCCATACCTTCAACCACGGCGCGCCAGGTATTCTGAAAAAGTTTACGTAACCGCCACCAGCTCTGGGCCTTGGCGTTAGCGAAGAAGTCCTTGTTCAGGCGGGCGGCTTGCCCGTTGTCCCCGCGAACAGCTTCATCATCCGGATCAAATACCGCGCCACTACCTCGAAACGGTGTGGCGAGTATTGACGGTCGGCGCGCAGCGTTACGCAGTTCGTTGATAGCGCGTGCATCGCCGCGAACGCCAGCGCCCAGCCCGTCCTCGTCAAAGCGAAACTCTTCGAGGTTGTCCTGTTCGCAAAAACCGAAGACCTTCTCGACGGACTGATAAATGTCGCTGCCCACACCGGACCATTCCCGCACATTTTCCAGGAGGAAGCCATGACGGGTGGAAAATGCATTTTTGTCCCTGCCTTCATCAGCGACATCCATCGCGCCAAGTCGTTTGCCTGTTGGCTGGATACCAAGTTTGATATGCGCATCAACGGCAGCCTGTACCCATTCGGATGGAATCAGGACGCCTTCCGCTGATGCGCTGTAGTTCAGATCAAGTTCCTGTGCCACCACCACCGGATTATCGATTTTCTCGCATTCCCTGCGATACCACTCTTCATCCTTGCGAGGATCATCCCGCCAGTGGAATGTGAATACCGGTATCTTCCCGCCGTGACGCTTCTGCGCGAACGGGTTCGCCATGCCGTTAACCGAACTCAGGTCGATACGGCAGCGGGTGGTTTGCGACAGCGCCGCGTCAATCAGCAGAGGACGCTGGAGGAATGCAGCCTCATCCACCAGGTAGAGCGTGGTACGGTCACCACGACCGATATTGTCGCCAGCCTCGCCTTTGATAACGGCACCAGTATCGGGAAACTCAACACGCATATATGGCGCGTGCTTCTTCTCGCTCCACGAACCGCGAAACTCTACAGGTAGTGTTTCCACGAACTTGCGCGCCTTCCAGAACAATGCTTTCGGGTCCCCGGTGCTGTCGACGTATTCCTCTTTACGGGAGCCGAAACCGATAACCATTTCTTTGTTGAAGAGACAAAGCGAGCAGGCCAGTCCGATCGCGGTCCAACTGAGTCCCATTTCACGGGATTTTTCGGTAATACCATTCTCCCGATTGCCCCAGCGCTCCATAATCCAGTGGATCCACTCCTCCTGCTTAGGGAAGAGTAAAAACGGAATGGTCACCGGCAGGCCATAATCAATATTACGCGGGTCCGTTGTCATGCCCCAGTCGATGATGAACTGAGCCGGGTTGGTTCGGTAAAACTGTTTTAGTGCAGGCAATATTTCAGGATTCTGGCGAATGCGCTGTAGGCGTTCCATCCGCCATTCAAAAACCATCTGGTAATCAGGATGTTTAAAATCGAAGGGAAATGGTAACGGCATACTTAGCCCATCATTTTTTTATACGCTTCTGCAGCCTGCTCCGGCGTTAAGTTGGTAATTTCTGTTCTGACTGGTCCTCCATCAGCGCCAGTTATTTCTGTAGATGTTTGCTCTTTAAACGCCTGAACAGAAACATGCTTACCAAGAAGTTCGAGGTTTTTAACCTTGTCAGGCCATTTGATTTTCTTCAGAAGTGCGGCGCTATCTGCTGATGCCATCTCGACGACATCCATTCCTGATAGCGTTGTGCGCCATACCTTAGGCCAGTCTTTAATGGGCTTCAGTTCGCCATTGGCAAGCAGAATGTCAAGCACGTCCATCTGATCGATTTCAGTCAGCCGTCGCAATACATAGGCAGCGTCTATACCTACCTCTTCATTGCGTTCAGCCTTTAGCTCAGCAATGCGATCTGCTATGTCAGGTTTTGACAGGTTCTCGCTACCAGTGGCGCGAGCAGTTTTCTCGCTGTAACCCGCCCTGATAGCTGCCTGAGTGGCGTTTAAATCTTTTAAATATTCCCGGCAGAACAGTTCCTGCTTAGGTGTGAGCTGTTTCAAATCACACCCCCGAAACGTTGCTCCAATTTCTATAATTAACGATGTCAGCAATCATGGTCGTCGATACGCCATATTTCTCTGATAAGGATCTAAGCCCCCTACCAATGCTCCCGCGGACATATTCACGTCGAATGCAGATGACATCGCACTCTTTTAATTTCGCCATTCCGTTCTTTTCACCTGAACGGTCAGGGTATGAGTTTCTGCCTCGCCTTGACCTGTCACGATTATTGTCAGCGACAGTACCTATAATCAGATGGTCAGGATTCACGCATGATGGATTATCGCATTTATGCCTAACAACCAGGTCCTTGATGCTATCTAGCGAAATTCCGTTAGCTTCGCAGTATGCGATTCGATGTGCGTAGTGCGGCTTTCGTGAAATGTGCTTCTGCCCATACCCTCGCTTATTTATGTAGCCGGTATAAATCACACACTCTCCGACATACACATCATCCGGATGGGCAAACAGCTCTTGTTTGTCGGTGAGCTTTGCCATTATTTATGCTCCGTTTATCCGTTAAAAGGGATATCAGTTAAGTTATCCCGTGTAGGGTATAAGTCATTGTCGAGACCACTCATTGAATGGCCTCTGCAATAACCGATGTCTTTCCATCAGTCCGCCACCACAAAGAATCTTTTTTGCCATAAGGCTGGAGGTTCATCTTTCAGTGGCTGCCAGTGTTATTTCCCCACTTACTGGCTTGGGTTGTTTCGAAGTACTGCCGTAATGCAAAAAAAACTGGCTTGGGCGCCGCGCTCAGTAAAAACCACAGATTCGTGGTTTTTCTCCAGCTCGGCTAAGAACTCTTTGGTCTGCTCATCGATATAATAAGCCGACGCAAAATTGCGTTGGCTAAACTCACGCGAGCAATCATCCTTAACCTGCTCGATTTTTCTGAGAACATCACCGTTGGGCTTTGGAATGGTCACTTTGGCAGTCCGGGGATCGATATTTGCGCCTGCTGCTCAAGCCTTTCGATTCTTGCTATGAGTTGCGGTTTTTTGATCCTGCCCCAGCGGTTCAGCAAGCGTCCTGACATACTGGCAACATCCTTTTCCTTCATGAACTCCAGCATTAACTCGTTGTGCTCTCTTTGGTATGAGTGAGCCATCTCCATCAGCCTGTCACGCATCCAATTAAATGCTTTGATAAACGCCTCTTTGATGGCGGCAGCTTTTTTGCCGGTAAACGACATGATGATGTACATCGCGCCGTCTTTGGAAATTTCATATTCAACATACTGATTACCCTTGTGTTCATAGGTAACCCGCGAAAAGTTGCTGGTTAGAAATTCATCCGAACAGTCTAGCTTTTCGATTTTCTGAATGATGTGGTGATGCTGCTTGTCGAAGTAAGCTGCTACCTTGCGGGAGGTTGTGATCACGCGATCACCAGAAACAACCACCATGTCCCGGAAATCGAGATTAGCCAATTGATGATTCATTGCGTCTTTACCTTTTAGAAAGTGAGCCTGTCGCCGGCTCCGTGATTTTCGTGATATTGCAATTTCATCTCAGCAGCCTTTCTTGCTTTCACCGCTTCACAGAAATCATCGAAGTAACCAATATGCTTCACCTTTCCAGAGACGTTTATCTTTGCTCTCCACTTCCCACGTGCTTTATACCAACCTACGCCAGGGACACCTGTTTTATTAGTGGAGTAAAGGCGCAAATTCTTGTTGTTGGCTGCCGAAGTCACTGTTCGGAGGTTGTCTATGCGGTTATCACCTCTATCGCCTGAAATGTGATCAATCTCATTCTCAGGCCAATAGCCATAATGTAACGCCCAGGCGACACGATGAGATCTATATAACCGACCATCTATTCCGATGCGGAAATATCCATCATTATCACGTGCGCCTGCCACCTTTCCGGCAAAATTGGCATTGGTCGCCCGCCAAGAATTATCGGTCTTAAAATGATTTTTGGGGCGCTGCTTCCAACGGATAACACCTGAATCTGGTGTGTATTCCAGTGCTTCTTTCAGATATTCGATAGAAATATCATTCATCGGAGTTACCTTTTAGTGATGAACCTTGTCGCACAGGAATACGGCCCCAAGAAGGCTCCGACAGCCAGCCGGTTCCTCAAGGTTCATCCTGAAAGGTTCTTGGTTTGAATTGCGCGTGCGAGGCGCATAAAAAAGCCCCGCATCGCGAGGCTCATTAAATGGACTTTGTGATTTGCAAAAAAATTATTTCAGGCATTGCGTCCTGATGTATTCCTGCAGGTAGTTAACCTGCGCGGTTATCCTGTCGATTCCACTTCGGAGACGGTAATAATTGAGTTCAGCATCTGCTGTAAGTCTTGGGCTTTCTCCATCGCCCATGCTGCTGGCTCCGGTCGTTGACTTTGCACAGGTGGCGGCGACTTGCAGGCGCTTACGCCCAGCAGAAACATCAGCACGGAGACTTTCGATAGTCGCGTTAGCATCAGCAAGCTCCTTTGTGTATCTGGCGTCGAGTTCTGCTACATCACGTTGACGCTTCTGCATGTCAGCGATGATGGATGCGGTCTTATCGCGCTGCTCTTTGTAGGCGATGGCGTTATCACGGTAATGATTAACAGCCCATGACAGGCAGACGATGATACAGATAATCAGAGCGTAGATAATCGCGGTGACTCTGCTCATACCTCAATCTCTCTGACCGTTCCGCCAGCTTCTTTGAATTTTGCAATCAGGCTGTCAGCCTTATGCTCGAACTGGCCATAACCAGCGCCCGGCAGTGAAGCCCAGATATTGCTGCAACGGTCGATAGCCTGACGAATATCACCGCGATCAATCATCGGCAAAGCGCCACGCTCCTTAATCTGCTGCAATGCAACAGCGTCCTGGCTTTTCGGAGAGAAGTCTTTCAGGCCAAGTTGCTTGCGGTAGGCATCCCACCAACGGGAAAGAAGCTGATAGCGCCCGGCTGCTGTTGATTTGAGTTTTGGGTTTAGCGTGACAAGTTTGCGAGGGTGATCGGAGTAATCAGTGAATAGCTCTCCGCCTACAATGACGTCATAACCATGATTTCTGGTTTTCTGCCGTCCGTTATCAGTTCCCTCTGACCACGCCAGCATATCGAGGAACGCCTTACGTTGATTATTGATTTCCACCATCTTCTACTCCGGCTTTTTTAGCAGCGAAGCGTTTGATAAGCGAACCAATCGAGTCAGTACCGATGTAGCCGATGAACACGCTCGTTATATAAGCGAGATTGCTACTTAGTCCGGCGAAGTCGAGAAGGTCACGAATGAACCAGGCGATAATGGCGCACATCGTTGCGTCGATTAGTGTTTTTGTAAACGCACCGCCATTATATCTGCCGCGAAGGTACGCCATTGCAAACGCAAGGATTGCCCCGATGCCTTGTTCCTTTGCCGCGAGAATGGCGGCTAACAGGTCATGTTTTTCTGGCATCTTCATGTCTTACCCCCAATAAGGGGATTTGCTCTATTTAATTAGGAATAAGGGCAAAACGGCAGGAGGTTGTTAGCGCAACCTCTTGCCACCCGCTTTCACGAAGCCAGCCATTGCGCTGGTTTTCTTTTATGCAAAGCACACCGCACCGTAGCCACAGCGGATAAGGTGATTATTTTTGTCTGTCTGGTATTTGGTTTGATGTGCTTTCAGAAAGGTCGTGATTAAAACGCAAAAAGCCCCGAGCTATTAACTCAGGGCTTTATTTAACGAGTGCATTTATCCATCGTTGAGTCAAATTTACCCAACTTTATTCAAAAAGTCAATATCATGCCGTTAATATGTTGCCATCCGTGGCAATCATGCTGCTAACGTGTGACCGCATTCAAAATGTTGTCTGCGATTGACTCTTCCTTGTGGCATTGCACCACCAGAGCGTCATACAGCGGCTTAACAGTGCGTGACCAGGTGGGTTGAGTAAGGTTTGGGATTAGCATCGTTACAGCGCGATATGCGGCGCTTGCTGGCATTCTTGAATAGCCGACACCTTTGCATCTTCCGCACTCTTTCTCAACAACTCTCCCCCACTGCTCTGTTTTGGCTATATCAACCGCACGGCCTGTACCGTGGCAATCTCTGCATCTTGCACCCGGCGTCGCGGCACTACGGCAATAATCCGCATAAGCGAATGTTGCGAGCACTTGCAGTACCTTTGCCTTAGTATTTCCTTCGAGCTTTGCCACACCACGGTATTTCCCCGATACCTTGTGTGCAAATTGCATCAGATAGTTGATAGCCTTTTGTTTGTCGTTCTGGCTGAGTTCATGCTTACCGCAGAATGCAGCCATACCGAATCCGGCTTGTGATTGCGCCATCCCCATAGCAGCCATCACATCAGTACCGGAAAGAGAGTCAGAAGCCGTAGCCCGTGGTGAGTCGCTCATCATTGGGCTTTTTGGCGAATGAAATTTAGCTACGCTTTCGAGTCTCATCGTCTTCCCCTCTTTCCCTGTTTGACCATCAGGACGCCGTTAACTATTACGTGACGCTCACCTTTGCTGTCTCGGTTGTACTTGAGCACTGTTCCTCTTGCGCAGGAAAGCATCCTCGCCACTTCGGTCTGATTGCCTCGTGCCTGTATAAGCAGCTCTGGTATCGTTTGAATTGTGGCGTTCATGCGTTCTCCAGTTCGGTGATTTTTATTCCAAGCCGTCCGCCTGCTACTTTCACACCACGAATTACGCGAATGTCATCGAATTGCTCGTCGTCTTCCGCAAATCCGGCGTGGATAAGGGAGTCGAGTAAACCTTTCAGGATGTTATCGAGGTCGCGGCGGCGGGAGTCTGGAACGTCTGCGATGACTTTTATGCGGAGTCGTGATTTGGTGAAAATGTCTAACTTAAGTTGGCGGATGATTTGCTGAACGTCTTTTCTGTATTTCTGGCCTTTATCGCTAATGTAATATTGGCTTCCTCGTCTTCGCCAGTAGGTATTCACCGATGGCGGGTACGGAAGCACAAACTGATATTCGTTCATGACTTAATCTTCCCCTCCTTCAGCAGTATCGCCTGCGTCCTGATCACGCCTTCAAGG